CCTTCATAAAGTTCAATCGTATTTGGATAAAGCAAATAAAGATCCTGTTGAAGTATCTGATAAACTTCTTGAAGAGTTTGGTGAGGCATGTAAAAGTGCCTTACGCAAACAGTTCTCGGAGAAAAGAAGAGAAGGATTTAAACCAAGAATGTCAAGTATAGGTAGACCTTTGTGTCAGTTGCAAATGGAAGCAAAGAATGTAAAGGGAGAAGGTCAGCCATATAATGTTAAGATGAGAAATACTTTTGGAGATCTTATCGAGGCATTAGCTATATTTGTTTTAAAATCATCGGGAGTAGAAGTAAAAGATGAACAGAAAAAGGTTAAACTTAAATTTACTAACTCAGAAATTGAGGGTAGGCTTGATGTTAAGATCAATGAGAAAGTCTGGGACATTAAAAGTGCATCACCATATTCATTCACTAAAAAATTTGAAGGTGGGTTTGAAGAGGTTGCAAAGGACGATGCGTTTGGATATGTACCTCAAGGATATCTCTATAGTGAGAGTGAGAAGATGCCTTTTGGTGGGTGGATTGTAATCAATAAATCTACAGGTGAGTGGACAGTATGTGAAACTCCTATAGATGACAATGAATACAGAGTTAAAGCATTGGCTAGTGTAGAAGAAAACATTGCAGCTATTGAAAACAAAGTACCATTTAAGAGATGCTATGATGCTATAGAAGAAACATTTAGAACTAAGAAGACAGGTAATAAAATTTTGGGCATGGCTTGTACATTTTGCTCATACAAACTTCCTTGTTGGGGAAGTAAATTGCAACTGTTACCACAACAACAGTCGCAAGGAAAGAACCCTAAGTGGGTTTGGTATACTGAGGTAACTAATCCTAAGAAAGAGGAAACTTTTGAATAGGAATTATTATTTCAATTGGGTGGGGGATAGTATTGAGGGGTCTATTCTCCACCCTTATTACGCATGACATTATATTTTGTATTATTTAAAAACAAAAAAGATAAGGAGTTTAGAATGTTTACAAATCTTATATTCAGTAAAGAGAGTGACGCAGAAGAGTTTGCAAAAAAAAGTATGAAGAGAGGTTTTGAATTTAAAGCAGTAGAATATAATAAAGAAAATTATGAAAGGTATTGGTATAAATAATGACAAAGAAAAAAAAGATTGATGTATCAAATTCAATAAAAGTTTTAGTCACACCTTGGGAAAAAGGTTTTACTTGTGGTATCGTAATGGATAGTAAAGCTGAAATGTCAACAGAAGAATATGAAGTATGTTCTACTATTGCAAGAGGTATGATTAAGATGGCAACTGCAGATCCCCAAACTACATTTATGTATGGGCTTCGTGGTTTTGCTGATGACAAAAAGAGTAGTAAAAAAACTTTAGCAATCAACTCTGTAGCAGAATTTGACAGTGAAGATAATGTTATTGATTTTATTGAATACTTAAAACATAAACGAGATAAGGAGTTAAACTAATATGGCAACACACTTAGTAATAGGAGACCCTCACTGCACTCCAAAGGCAAGCAATGACAGATTTTTATGGGCAGGTAAATTTGCACATGATCTGAAACCAGATACCATAGTATGCATGGGAGACTTTGCTAGTATGGATTCACTATCAAGCTACGATAAAGGTAAGAAATCTTTTGAAGGTAGAAGATATAAGAAAGATGTAGAGCATGTACATGATGCACTAGAACAATTTAACAAAGGTCTTAATGGAAGACGACCAAGAAAAATTATGTTACTTGGTAATCACGAAGATAGGATAAATAGAACAGTAGATGAAATACCAGAACTTGAAGGAACAATTAGTACAGATGACTTTAAATTTAAAAAGTATGGTTGGGAAGTTCATGAGTATCAAATTCCAGTTGTGGTCGATGGCGTATACTACTGTCATAATTTTCCTACTGGTGTTATGGGTAAGCCTATTAGTGGTGACAATATTGGGCGTGCCTTACTTATAAAAAATAAAGTATCCTCTACTGTAGGTCACATACATACATTTGATTATGCCATGTGTGCATTACCTTCTGGTAAAAAACTTATGGGATTATCTGCAGGATGTTACTTGCATCACAAAGAAAACTATGCTAAGAACACACAGCAAATGTGGTGGAGTGGATTGATAGTTAAACGTAATGTAGATAAAGGTGAGTACGATCTAGAAATGATGGAGTACAATACAATTAGGAGAAAGTATGGTAAAAAGTAAAAGAGTGTATGAAAAAAAAAATAGATCATAGTCATGATATATCCTATGAAAATGAAGTTACATTTGATAATGTAAATTCACCATCACACTACAAGCATGGTAAGAAAGAAACTATAGATGTTATACGTGATTGTATGGAGAGTGATGAGTATCATGGGTACTTAAAAGGAAACGTTTTAAAATATGTTTCTCGTTATAAGTTCAAGGGAGAGCCATTGCAAGATTTAGAAAAAGCACAGTGGTATTTAAATAGACTAGTAAAGGAGGTCAAAGATGGGGGCAGTTAAACATGCGTTACAAGAAGTAGAAGACTTTGTAGCAGGTTGTCTAGGAGAAGGTAGAACACTAAACCAAACAATAAGAGATGCTAAGGAAGCATTTAATAAAATGGATAATGCCTACTTACTAGATAAAGATTTTATTGAAAATAAATATTACCAATTTAGGGGGCAACAATGAGAGAGATGTTTTTAGATGCGTTACATGATAAATATACAGCACAGATATCTGATGCTAAAGCTAAAGCTACTGTGTACTTAGATAACCCTGTTGCAATTGGTGAGCACCCACAGTTTATAGAAGAATTAGATAAACTTATAAATGTAATATCTACTGCAGAAGAGAATATAAAAACAATACATAAACAATTTGGAGAGCATAATGACTAAAGAGAAAGGAAAAGAAAGCACAGGATCTAGAACATATCTTATAGATTCAATACAATTACAGGACATAATGAGGTACTTAATGACTAGACCTTACGCAGAAGTTGTACAACTTATGAATATGTTAGGTAGATTAAATCAATTAGATCCTAGCATTGGTGCAGACTTTGTTAAGAAACAAGCAGAGGAAGCCAATGGAAAAAAATAATCTACACAAACATACAGGTCTATTGTTCGAGTTAAAGATTGGTCTTAATAAAGATAATGCAATAGTGATTGACTATGGTGGAAAACCTGTAGGTAAAATAAGAGAAGCACTTAAAGATTATAAGTATCAAGCTAATCTATGTGCTGCAATTATTAATCATGCTAACTCTGCAGGTAAAAAACTAGAGGATGACATTAAGCAGATGATACAGAAGATTTAGAGTTTTGGTATAAGTGTCGCCAAAAAAAAAGGCTCCCTTAAAGGAGCCCTGTTGTTGCCTATATGGGGGAAGTTAACGCTTCCCCTTTTTTTATGTCTTAGCTATTGTATTTTTATTAATACCTTTTTTTATTATATAATTCTGTGTGCCATTAGCACCTGTCTCTACTTCTTTTTTTAAAACTTTAAACAATTCTTTTTCTTTTTTATCTTTAGTTTGTTTTGCTATGTATGCATCAATAAGTTTTGTATCTCTCATAGTAATCCTTTTTTATTTTGGTATTTTTAATGCAAAATTTTTTGTAGCCTGTTTTACAGCTTCATCAGCAGCTTTTGGTTCACCATTTTTAGTATACTCCATATTTTGAAACAATTCTCTTAAAGACCCTTCATCATTTGACATAAGATCTCTTGCTACTATTTCTTTAGTTCTTTCCTTAGCGTATTTTTGACCATCTAAAGTAGTGAAAGGTTCATCAACAAATCCAGTAGAATCAATGTATCTTAAATTGTAACTTTTTGTATTACCTATTTTTAATTCTGGAGACTCATTATATGGATCAGCTTCTGTAAGTTCGCCTATGTATTTTTTATTAAAATAAATACTTATACCCATACCATCTTGTGTTTTTCTAAAATTAATTTGTCTCTGGATAAGACCATTATTAAATTCCTCCAATGTCCCACCCTCATCTTCAACAGCTTTTTTTGCTGCATCTACATCAGGAAAATAATCTTCCCAAGTTTGAATTTTATTTTTAATTTTTGGTACTAGCTCTTCAGTTTGCTTTGATATATTGTTATCCCCTATACCTCTTACTAATTTATCTGTTTGATCTGATACATCTTTATTTTTTTCTGGAAAATAACCAAATTCATTTACATCATTTTGATCCCAGTATATATCTTTTACTTTAACTTTTAATTCT